CGTCGCTTACGCCGTAGAACTGAGGACTGCTCAGAAGCGGCGCCTTGCTTGCCCTGACGGGGCGGCCAAGGATGCGGCGGGCCACCTTGAACTGGTGGCTCGCAAGAAGCTCAACGAGTTCGTTGACCTTTACCTGCACGCTCAGGCAAAGGTTGAGGCGGTCGAGCCGCTGAAGGAGCGTTGAATATGAACGCTCTCGAAAAGACCACGGCCATGCGTGCAGCGGAAGTTATCCGCGAACTTCGCACACCGGCTGAGAAGCGCGAGATGGCGCACCACCTGTGCCGCTACCTCGTCGCGATCCTGTCGCGCGGCCAGCGCCCTAATCATCACTGAGGGGCGCTCATGCACTACTACTCCCACCACATCGGCGACTTTGACCGTGGCACCCGCCACCTGTCGCGCATCGAGCGCAGTATCTATCTCGACCTGATCTTCCAGTACTACGAGACCGAAGGCGCACTCACTCTGGACGTGTCGGCCCTGTGCCGCAAGATTGTCGCCCGTACCGAGGAAGAGAAAGCCGCCGTCCTGGCAGTACTGGACGAATTCTTCCACGAAACCCCCAACGGCTGGTATCACGACCGCTGCGAAGAGGAGATTGCAGCCTATCGCACGAAGGCTGGCAAAGCATCGAGCGCAGGTAAGGCATCTGCTGCAGCTCGTGCGGAGCGTCGTAAGACTGCCATGGGCGAATCGGCAACGGGCGTTGAACGTCGCGGCAACGAAAAGGCAACGAACGCTCAACAGATGTTCAACGAGCGTTCAACGGACGTTGAATCCAAGTTCGACTTGAGTTCAACACAAGGCCAACTTGAGTCCAACACCAAGGCAACCAACCAAGAACCAATAACCAGTAACCAAGATAAAACCCCCCATACCCCCCAAGGGGGGATCGGTGAGGTCGTCAAGCCGACTCGTGTAAGTCGCGGTATCGCCCTGAAGACCTTCTTGGCTGACTGCAAAGCCAAGGAGCAACGCCCGATTCGTGACTACGAGCCTCTGTGGAACTACACCCGTACTGCTGGCTTGCCTGACGACTTCGTTGCGCTGGCTTGGGTCGAGTTCTGCAGGCGCTTTGGGGCTGGCGGCGTCAAGGAAACGAAGGTGCAGATCGACTGGCGCAAAACGTTCCGCAACTACGTCGAGGGCAACTTCCTGAAGCTGTGGGCGATTGGGCCTGAGGGCTACTTCTTGACGACGCAGGGCAAGCAGGCGCAAACCGTGGCGGAGGCGGCATGAGCGACATCAAGCAACTACCGCACAGCGTCGAGGCAGAGCAGTCCGTCCTGGGGTCGCTCCTGATCGACAACAACGCACTTGATCGCATTGGCGACCTTCGCACCGAACACTTCTTCGTTGGCGACCATGCTGCGATTTTCGGTGAAATCGTCGGCCAACTCGGCACCGGCAAGCAAGTCGACCTGATTTCCGTGATGGTCGCGCTAAATGGGAAGGTGCCAGATGCCGGGTCATACCTGAACCGCCTTGTGCAGTCTACGCCGTCCTCAGCCAACGTCGCGCGCTACGCTTCAATCGTGCGTGACAAGGCCATCAAGCGCGGGCTAATCGCTTTCGGTAAGGACGTAAGCGAGGAAGCGTACACCACGCCGCAGGAGGCTGCTGGCCTGCTGGACTCGGCAACCTCTCGCCTAGAAAAGTTGGCAGAGGCCCGCGTCAAGCAAGACCCGGTGAAGGTGGGCGACGACATGCTTGCCCACGTCGAGGAAATCGAAAAGCGCCTAGAGGGTGGTTCGCGTGCTATCCCGACTGGCTTCACCGACATCGACCGCAAGATGAACGGCGGCATTCGTCGCGGTGAGCTGATCGTCCTGGCTGGCCGTCCGGCGATGGGTAAAACCGCGCTGGCGATGAACATCGCGGCCCACCAAGCACGCGATTACTCGGTGCTGTTCCTGTCAATGGAGATGCCGCGCTCGCAGCTTCACGACCGGAACATTGCGGCGCTCGCTAAGATCCCGCTGCCGCACATCCTGTTGCCCGCCGACCTGACCGATGCCGAATGGGAACGCCTGCCGTTCGCAACGGACAAGCTGCGCGACCTGAATCTGTTCATTGACGATCAAGGCGGTTTGCGCCTGCTCGACGTGCGCATGAAGGCCAAGCACGTCAAGCGTCGGCACGGCTTGGACATGCTTTTCATCGACTACCTGCAGTTGATGGAGGGGGAGGGTGACAACCGCAACGCACAGATTGAGCAGATCACGCGTGGCCTGAAGTCACTCGCCAAGGAACTTGAAATCGGCATTGTCCTTCTGTCGCAGCTTAACCGGAAGGTGGAGGAGCGACCGAACAAGCGCCCGCTGCCATCGGACCTGCGTGACTCCGGAGCCATCGAGCAGGACGCCGACGCCCTGATGTTCCCGTACCGGGATGAGGTCTACCACCCTGATACGCCGGACAAGGGCATCTGTGAAGTAGGCCTACCCAAAGTCCGCCAGGGTGCGCCCGGCACTGTGGCTCTCACCTACCTGGGTGAATACACGAAGTTTGAGAACTGCGCCGGCTGGCAACCACGCCAAGACGACGACCGACGCGCGCAACCACGTCGATTTATGGACAAGCTTTAAGGGGAAGACATGAGCACAAAACGAAGCAACACCGCCCGCAACATCTTGACGCCTCTCGCCCTGGTCGCTGGCAAGCAGCGTGTCGGCGAGGAGGACGCTGACGCAATCGCCCTGCCGCTGCTATGCCACTTTGACGCGGCCAAGCGCGGGCAGTGCAACAACGTCGGCCAGCAGCATCTGTACAAGCAGTTGCTAGCCGCTCAGTGCGTAGCCGTCCGCACCAAGAGCCGCGCTTTCTACCAGATCACGGTAGACGCCTGCGATGCGCTGATGAAGGCCAGCATGCGACCGACGAAGCTGCTGGACCTGACGACGCGCGAGTACGAAACCATCAAGAAGGCCATCGGCTGGTATCTCAAGGCGCTGCCGATGCTGGAGGTGGGCGTTCTATCCAACGCCTGCCAGTTCGCAGAAAAAATCATGGAAGTCACGCCCAACGCGGCTTAACCCCACTACCAAGACTAGGGATAACAACATGAATAATCACGACGCAGTCAACCACCCCAAACATTATGTCTCCCACCCATCGGGCGTGGAGTGCATCCAGGTCACCGAGCACATGGGCTTCAATCTGGGCAACGCGATGAAATACATCTGGCGCGCAGACCTGAAGCAGGATGCCATCGAGGATCTGCAAAAGGCAGTGTGGTACATCCAGCGTGAACTGCAGAAGCGCGGGGTGGCGAAATGACTGAGATGACCCGCCTTGCTCCCCATACTGCAGCAGCCAAAGCTGCCATGTTGATCTACGCAGAAGGCCCGATGGACCGCGCCAAGCTGTTCTCGCGTGTTGACTTCGGCTCAGGATCGGACACCCGCAAGAAGACGCTAGTACGCGCCGTGCTCCATGGCTGGCTGACCGTCGATGACGACAAGGTTGACATCACGGCAAAGGCTCACGTTGCTGTACGTGGGGAAGTACAGGAGACGACAAAGAAGTTTGTCCCGACTGCCGCAGCTCCGCGTAGCGTGAACCTGCTGCACCGAGACGCCTACAAGCCGCCCAAAGTGTTCCGCCGTGACGATCCTGAGTGGGCCAAGCGCCCTGACGGTTTCCGCTTCCATACGGTGGCATGAAGCGCACTGCATTCCTGCGGAAAGCGCCTAACGCTGACTACGCCCGAGTCAAGCCGAAGAAGTGTAGGGCGCCAGGATGCCGGAAGGAGTACGTCCCGCACGCTCCTTTCGTTACCTGGTGCTCGCCAGACTGCGCAACGGTCATAGCTCTAGCCAAGCTGGCGAAAATGAAGGCAGCTCAGACCAAGAAGGCGGCGGCCGAGAAGCGCGTTCAGTCTCGACAGCAGAAGCTAGCGACGGAAAAGACCAGTGTGAAGGAGTCCCGCCTTCAGGACGTGATGAACGCCATCGCCCGCGTACGTGACCACGAATACGGCTGCATCAGCTGCGACAAGCCGCAGTACTGGACTGGTGGCGCATGGCATGGCTCTCACTTCAAGTCGGTCGGCAGCAATTCGGCGCTTAGATACAACCTCCTGAACATTCATAAGGCGTGCGACCAGTGCAACTACTTCCAGGCTGGGAACATCGCGAACTATGAAACTCGCTTGCGCCAAAAGATCGGTGACGAGCGCGTGGATTGGTTGAAGAACCATCCGCGATCCAGGGAATATTCGCGTGATTGGCTAGACCGTGCCTATATCGTTGCGAGCAGATATTTAAAGCGCCTGAAGAAGCGAAAGGGCCTGTAAAAATAAGGCGAAAAACAGTATAAATAGTTTCCAAAAAGCTTGACTCTATACTGTTTTCGCCCATACTTATAAATAAGAAACACGCTTCCCCACCCGCTCCAAACTGCCAGTCATCGGTAGCCGCACACGGGTAAATGTGCGGGTGATCAGACGTTAGGCGCAGATGAGATGACAGCGCCCGATTAGCTCCCGTAAGGAGCTACTACACGCATGCTGATTGATGATGGTGGAAAGCGCAGGCTTAACAGCCGTCTAGCAGGGTTCGATGCCGTGCCATTAGTCGGCAGCCGTGTAGTGGGTTCAACTCCCACTGATCGCCATAAGTTCGGAATGTAGCCGGTTCGACTCCGGTGGAAGCGGGACGGTGCCCGTGGCTCGCATGACTGGCGTAACCAGTCACCACACTGAGGCGCATAAGCGCGCCGGAATGGCTGAGAACGCGGAATGCGGCGTTTGTGTTCCTCAGTGTGGTAGGAGTTGGCACAGCGCGTTAGTCGTTCTGACTCTCGCGCGAACGGTTCGATTCCGGATGGGGATTGGGGTTCTCCCGGTCGCAAATGAGGGTTCGATTCCCTCCCTGCTACAAAGTGTCTCCCCTCCAAGATGATCTTGGACTTCGCCCGTTACGGCGGGCTCTTTTTATACGAGGTGTGTGTGCAGATTGTGAAGCGAATTCGGCCTGCCGAAATGCTGCCAGCGTTCTACGGAATTGCTTGGCGCGATTGGCTGAGAGACGAAGCAATCTGTCTTCCTGTCCCGCTCAATGTCTTGGCTCGCCTCGCTCGCGCCGGTTGGGTATGGCTGCGAGTTGGTGGCGTGGATGTTCCACTTAATTCGCGTGACGCATACGAGCAAGGGCTTAGGGATGGCGCCACCAAGCATTGACACCATCCGCGACTGGCTAGCATCCAACATGCCCAGCTTGTCATCGGAGACGGAGAATATGAGCGAGAGAGAGTGTCACGCCAAGCTCTGTGAGTATGTCGAGATGGACTACGAGTACGGCGAGCTGGTGAATCTGCGGGTACTGCATCGGAAACTGAAGCAATCACATTTTGGAGGGTA